CTCGTCAGCCAGCACACTATGTCCTGACGAAAAGTTTATTTGATAAATGGGTCTATTTCTCCACACCTCCGACTTGGCAATTACATATCTTATCTTTCCGGCTTCATCGTAAAGCGAATCTCCAACCGAGATTTCTCCCATAGTTGTCCAACCGCTCGGAGTCGGAACAGGAGTATCAAGGGTTAGTGCTCGACCCTCTGGGTTATTCTTCTCGGCGGTGGTGCGGAACAACACCATTTTCTCAATTGGGATCGAAATGTACCATTGTCGGTTCCGAATAAACGGTGTCCCAACTGGCGGAAGTTGATTGCACCCCTTGAGCGAACCATCCTCGTCGTTGAACATCCACGAGTTCCCCGGCGCGAGGGTGTCCTGTCCAATGAGACAGAATTTTCGCCAGCCGATCTTCCCATCGTCAAAACGGGACTTGGATATTCTAGGCCCCGGCTGACGAGCATCGCCTTTTCTGATCTTGTATACCGTTTCAAACGGCGCGTAGCCATACTGGAGCATGGATAGAATTTGATCTACGTAGTCCGCAAAGGTATGGCTCATATCCTCCATACACTGATTGAGGAAGTCCACTTCCTCCTCACGTCCCGACTTGGGCGGAACGGCGTACCACTGTACCCGGCGCAGGGTCATCTTGATTGCCTGCAACACTGCCGCAATGACCGGATGGTTGCCCATCTCTTTGTAGAGTTGGACACCTTGTTGCCCGCGCAGTTCGCGGAGATATTCTTCGTCTACGTCTCCACCGTGCCGCTTGAGGGATGAAACCGAGAGTTCCTTGAACAGTGATCCACCAGGGAGTTTCACGTCTGCCGAAGTCTTGTTGTTGGCAATTGTCCCAAACCCCTCTCGGCGCTTCTTGTCCAAGTGATACACGTAACTGCGCGTCACCCCAAAATCGTCAGCAACCTTTATGGGATCACCTCCTTTGGCAAGCGCAGATACAATCTCCGGTTTACGGTTGTTACGAGGCATTAGTTACCGATCCTTGCAATAATGTCCTCACCAAACAAATTCACAATCTTCATGTTATCCTCTTGGCGATTTATCAGCGCTAAAGAAACCTCTGTTATTTTGTAATCGCCCTTATTCCTATGAAAATAAAATTTCATTCGTAGATTGAATACTTTTAGAATTCCATCCACAAGCATCCCAATTTGCCTATGAGAGCAAATAAGTTTATAGAGTTTCATTACCACTTCCTTCCACGATTCCAGCGACCACCCATTACTACGCCGCTATGAACTGCCACTGGCGGACGAGGGGGCGACCAGCGGGACTTTGTTCGCTTACCCATTTCGCCAACTACTTCATAACTTGGCCCACCCTGCTTTTCCCAAATGTCCGCGAACAGCACCCTCTCTGCGTCAAGCAAGTGGTACTCGTTCTTGTTCTCAATGTCCTCGGTAGGCTGGTTGAGATCGTTTAGTTTGCGGGAGTACGATCCCTTCTGGTCAAGGTAGCGGGTGAGAGTATTGAACACGAAAATTTGATTGCGTCGGTGATAACCATAAGTCCGGGCAATACCCACCTCCACGTCAGTAATGGGCGGAGGCATCACAGGAATACCCGCCTCCCGAAACTCAACCCGCCATTGTTCTTCGGGGGCCGCCCCACCAATCCATCGTTCAGGTTCGCCCAGCATGATGTTTCTGAACTGCTCCGTGTGCTGGGATATTGACCGCCCACCTGCGAGGTACTCCTGGAAATGGTAAAACCGCTTGGTATCCGGGTCTTGAGCGGTGAACAGCGCGGCCATGTGCTGTCCGCCAAAATCTATTCCGGCGTAAATCTTCCAGTGGGTCGGGAGAGGGAAGGGCGGAACAACGCATAACTCAAAGTCAAATGAATCGTAGATCATCCCCGCCGGTCGGTCGTACTCACCCTCATAGAACATCCTGAACTTCCAGCCCGGCATTGTGGATTTGGCTCGGTTGTACTCATCCAGCGGGAACATAGGATTCTCAATGGATTTGAATTGGATGATGTCGATGTCAGTACGCTCCCCTCGCCTCCAGGGATCGTACACAAACTGCTTGAGCCAGCCGAGATTGTACAGAGTCGTTGCGCCAAACAGCCGTCCATGATTGAGAGACAAGCGTCGGATCACCGCGTCCCACGCGCCTACTCGAAAATCGTTTTGACCCACTTCGTCCAACACAGCGGCTTTGGCGGTTGCCGACTCAAGCGAGTCCGCGTTCTTGGCCGAGCAAAACATTACCCGCGCCCACATGGGATCGTGAAACCGAGTTGCACCCTCCCCTGTCTCTGGATTGAAGATTTCGTAGGTTTTGTTGGCCGCCCACCATTTGCCGAGGTGAAGAGTATGATGAAATACCTTTAGAAATTCTGGAAGCATCTTCTTATCAAGAAGCGGAAAGGTAGGTGAGACAGCAAGATAGTCCCCGCCTCCACATCGCTGAATTTCACGCCACAAAAGCCAGGGGAGGAAAGAAGTGTTATGAAGAAATATATCATCAGCGACAAAGTTGTGACCGTCCTCAACCGTTAAATCCATGACCTCGGACTCGCCAACGTATTCAATTGATTTCACTGTGTCCCAATAAATATCGGAGTAGGCCCTATCACCCTGAGTGTTGAAATGATCAGAGAGCAGTTGGGCATATGGTCTTGAAACATTATTCCGCCGACAACTTCTTACTAGGTTGTAACCCTCTGGATCGGCATAAGACTTTTTGTATCCCCGAACACCCAACAAGTCATAGCACTGTAATATATCAAAATCCGCCACAATATCTTTAGTGTTTTTTCTAAAATCCAATTTGGAATTTATCAAAGCCTCAAGTTTCCTCTGCTTGCCTAATATCCCAATGTTATCCGCCAGAGACACCAAAGAATCAAGATCGGCAATACTCAAGCACCATGAGTCAAACTTCTTCCCGTCAAGATAAACAGCCTTGTATCTTTTCCGAGAAAGTATCCCGAATCGCAAGAGCAAGTGATAAATGTCGTCAATCATTCCCTCGCTTGCCAAACCTATCCCAAATCCTTTGGCATCAACCCATCCATCACAAGCAAATAGGGCATTGAGAACTACTGAAATGAATTCATTATCAAGGGAGAAAACAAATTCCGGTATCCTTTTGATCTTTGACTTTACGGCCATGTCATATTTTCTAATCAAGGCAGTAACGGGATTTATTTTTCCACCTGTTCCAGAAATCCTATAGTCGTATCTACCAATGTATTTCAAACTAACCTCGTCCGGCAAACATGACTCCAGGTCTTTCAAAACTACATCATCGGCGTTTGTAAAAATGGGGGAGTCGTGAGTAGTACCACCATCTCCAAGTAAATATCCGATAATCTTGAGTTCATTTATATCGTGAGATTTACTTCCCAGATTACCCAAGACTCTAGGGACGCCCACAAAGTCCCCTTTGCGAATATGTTGTAACGACACCCACCCGTTCACGGTGTAGAGAGGATGTTCGGCAGTGACTATTGTTTGCCGTCCCGATGTCGTCAAAATTTTATAGACCTTCTGAATCCCGTTATGCAAAACATGGGTCACAACCGATTTCCCAATTTTTAGATTGGGTGTTAGACAAATTATTTCATCACCCACCTGAATATGTTTTACCATTACCCGTTTTCCATTCGTCAACGGAACAAGAGCATTCGGGCTGAGACACTTGCCACTCTGCGTCCCCGCAAGGATAAACACAAACCGCTTTTGGCTGTCCCACGCCTGCGTCTGTCCGTGATGCAAATGGAGTTGAAGTTTTCCATCAGCGTCGGTTTCGTAGAGATTAGTCATCGACCTCGGTTGCCTCACCTTCAATAATGCTCTCAGTTTCTTTTCGCACTACCTCCACAATCGTAATTCCTGTTCCAATTTTCCCAGAGTGCTGTACCATCTGGGCCGGGAGGCCAAAGCGGTACTTGGCAAGGAAGTCGGCGGCTTTCTTGTCCCCCGCCAGCGCGAGGTTCTTGTAGACCCTGATAATGTCCAACCAGTCGTCCTCTGTCACAGCGCGATCAATCAGCGCCCGGATGTCCTGCACCTGGGGCTTGACCATGATCCCCAACTGTGTCTCAGTCAAGGAGACAGGCGTATTCTCGTCGGTGGCGTAAAGGGCTTGGGTGGATTTACGGAGTTTGGGCATAAAAAAAGCGCGAGTGGTTAGTAACTAAACCACTCGCGCAACGAGTTTGTGTCCCGAAAAAGATCGGGGCTGAGACTATTGTATCATAGAGGTCAAGGGTAGA